ACCAGATGTGAAAGTTATTGAACCTCCACTAGCATCTCCTGCACCAGATACTGTGTAGTGTGTGGTTAAAGTCTTAACAGTTTCTGTACCTGCTGCTGATCTAATAATTACGATTAAATCTGAGTCCGCAAATATTTTATACCCATATGCAAATTGGGTTGTACTCCCATTACCAGAGTAGGAATTCTTTACTGTAGTTGAAGATACTGTCATATTACTCTCTCTATATATATATTTTATTGGCTAGGCAACAATTCTTTTGGTTGTTCCTTAACATCTCCTAGTCTCATTGGTTGCAAAAATCCATATTTTTCTTTCTTAACATTTTGTATATCTTTACCTAACTGTTCATATTTTTCAATAACTTCACCAAATGCTTCTCTTTTATACACTTCAAATATTTTTTGTATAGTTTTTTGTTTACCACCATCAAAATCAACATTACCTTCTTGTCTCCTTTTATAAGATAAAGACTTAAATGTTCTTTCTAATTTTTCTTTTAAAGTTAACCCTCTAACTTTAGTTTTTCCAATTCTTTCTGTCCAATATCCATAAGCTGATTGACCATCAATTTTATAATCAAGTAATTCTATTTTTTTTTCTACAACTTTTCTTGGTTCAGATAAAGCTACTTTTAATCTTGCTATTTCTAAAACTACAGGATCATCTTTTAATTGAGATTCTTTACCTACTAAAATAGGTCCTTGAGTAAAACTTAAAAAAGATATTACACCTTCTGGATTAAAATAAATAGAATTAGGATTTCTAACAATAGGTTCTCCTGTTAATATATCTCTTCTAGGTTCTAAATAATCTGTTTTAGTTATAAATGGTGCTTTTTTAATTAATTGATCAACAAAACTTCTAGCTTCCAACATATCAGTATCATATTCTGTTATACCTGGGATACCTTGACCTACTAATGCTTGATAAGGAATTGCGTTTGCAAATTGTTTACCAACATATTGTTCAAATTTTTTTGGTGTTGTTCTTTGTGTAAGATCAAAAGCATCAGATAAACCTCTAACATAAGATTTATTAATAGCAGACTTCATTGCTGATAAAGCCATAACTGAAAACATACCTCCTTTAACATCATCATCTATATTTGCATGATTTTCCTTCATATCTGCTGCAATACCAAATACATAAAAACGAGGATCCATTCTATTATATTGTTTATATGTTATTGTTCCATCTTCATTTTCTTGTGCAATAGAGTATGGTTGCCATCCATTATTTAACCATGTTTTTTTTATATTAAAATCTTTAGGACCATTACCTGTTATTTTAGGATATACATCTCCATTTTTATCTTTTACTGAAGATTGAGTTAAATGCCAAGCATACAAAGCTGCAGATATTCCAAATACTTGTCTACCTAAAACTTCTGCTCTTGCTCTTCTATCTCCTGTTCTCCATAAATCTTTCATTGGTTTTGTAAATGCTCCATAAACAGGAATACGAGTTTCAAATTGTCTCCAAAGGTTTGTTGGTGTTCTAACAAAAGGTGTAAGAAACCTTAAATATGGAGTTTTTTGTAAAAATTTTTGCCAAGCTCCACCTATGTTTAACAATCTTCCATCTTCCAATGTATTTGTAAATGTTGAAATTCTTGATTGTTGTAATGCTTCTGCTGCTATAGGATTATCTATAACATTTGCCTTTCCATTTTTATCAAAACCTTCTTTAAATATTCTATCTATATTTGCTTTACCTTCTTTTGAAGATATATCTAAACCTAATTGTAAAGTGTTTTCTAATGCTCTTCCATACAATCTTCCTCTATAATTTAATTGTTTAAACAATTCATCTGAACTCATTAATAATCTTGTTGGTAATTCTGAAATTAAACCAACACCATCTATAAAATTACCAAACTTACCACTAAAACCAAGATTAGAAGCACTAATAGGTCTTACTGCTTTTCCATTAACAATTCTTAAATTATCTTGAGTTCTAGCAAGAGGATCAAGAACTGCATCACCTTGTTTAAAAGCAACTCTAACAGCATTAAAAGTTTCTCCTATATTAAACATCATTCCAAAATATTGAGAAGCTCCAGTTCTCATAGCTCTTAAATCAGCTCTAACTGCTCCTCCAACTATTTGCTCCATAGGTCTTAATAGTAGTTCATAAGAGTTTGATAAAAAGTTTACCGCATGAGTATAAGTTCCAGATAGTAATGAATTTATGTAAAGTGAATTAAATACTTCAATATATTTTTGAGATTTTGTTTTTGCTATTTCATTAATAGCATCTTTAGGTTTCATGTCTTTAATTTTTTTAGCAAGTACAGCAGGATTAGCACTAAAGTTTTTAATATTGTTAGCTATTTCTTCTACCTCTAAAATTTTACCACCAGATCTTGTAACTTTTATTCTACCTGCTTGAGTAGTTCTAGCAGCATCTCTAATTTGATTTTTTAAAGCATAAGTTACTTCTTGTATAACTTGTCCTCTTATTCCCATTTCTTCTTTTGCTTCTTTAGACCATTTATCTACATTATCACCAAACTTGTCTAAATACTTTGCGGATGTATCAATATAATCTTGACCTAATTGTTGTAAAAACATTTTGTTAGTTAACATTCTAACTGTTCCATCTTTTGATCTAACGCCTTCTTTTGTAATTGCTTTTAATACTTCTTTCTGATCTCTACCTGCAATTTCTGCAAGTTCTAAAGCAACATCATTTGCTAATACATCATTTTCTAAAAACTCTTTTGTTAAATCATCAAATCCATTATCAACAACATTATCAATAGTTTTTAATACTTGTTCACCACTTGTAAATGATTTGGTATTTAATATTTTTTTTATCCAAAGTTCTGAATCTTTTTTAGCAGTTTCTTTTGATTTAGTAATTATTTTTAATGCTTCTTTAGTATTAATTGCATTATTATCTTCTAAGGCAAACTTTCTTAGTCTTTTTGTTTTTTTTTCTTTTTGTGCATCTTTAATAACTTCATCTGCTTTTTTTTGTATTTGTGCTTTTTTATCTAAGTCTTTTGTTTTTTTCATTTTTTTAAAAGCTTTAATTCCTAAAAATATAGATTCACCAATTCCACCAAGAGCCATTCCTTCAAAAACATTTTTTAATCTACCTTCCATCTCACCATCTTCTTTATCTGTTGCAAGATATTGAGTAACTGCATTATTTAATACAGCTGAATCAAACTCTACTAACATATCTGATAATCTACCCTCGTTAGGATCAAACACAGTAAGATCGGCAACAGCACCTGCAATTAATCCTCTTGATAATGCTTTAGTAGAAGTTCCTGCTAGACCTGCACCTTTTAAAAATTTAGCTGGTCCTGCAAAACCAGTAAGGAATCTTGAAACTCCTTCTGTCATATTTCCTGCTAAAGTTTCTGGTTTATGAAAAATTGGTAGTTGTCTTTTTTTAGAATATTCTTCTGAATTCCATTTAGAACGAGAAATATATTTTGGGATAAAATCTTTAAATGTAAGTTTACCATCTTGATCTCCAAACTCTAATCCACCCAATGAAACTATATTTTCATCTAAAAAATCACCTTGCTCTTCTACTGCATTAACAACACCTTGTGGTGCAGATAAAGCCATATCTTGTGCAATATTCCACCAATTTGCATCTTCTTGATCTGGATTTTTTACCAAACCAGAATTAACTGGTTCTATTTTTACAGTTTCTTTATTGTAGGTTTGTAATAAATTTAAAACTTCTGGAGAAAATTCATTAGCCATTATTGTCCTTGTGGAAGTTGAGATTTTAACAATGGTAAATAATCATTCATAAAAGATTGAATATCTTGATAACCATTTGCTCTTGCTAAACTTTCATAAGATTCTATTGTATCTTGATCTAGTGTACCTTCTGTTAATTTACTTATATCACTTACAATAGTATTATATTGATCAACAATTTCTGTATCACTTTGTTGTAAATTAAATGCAGATAATTTTAAAATCTGATTCTCTTCATATCTATTTTGTAAAACATAAGTAGTTGATCTAGCATAAGATCTTTTTTCTTCTAATGAAGCATCTGGATTTGAAAAAATATATTGTTTAATTCTTTTATCAAATTCTTCTTCCATTTCTGTTGCAGCTAATCTATCTGTAAGCTCTGGTTGTCCATAAGGATCAGCAATACTTTTAGATAAATCTCCTTTTAAGCTATTAGCATAATCATAAAATAATTTATTATCTCCTTGTTTTCTAACAAGAAGATCGTGAGATATTTTTTCAGTTAATACTTTTTGTTCTAAATTATCTATTTGTACTGAAAATTTACCTGTATCAACCTTATAACCATTTGCTTTTCTTTTAAAATTTTTTAATTCATCTACTAATTCTAAAGCTCTATCATAATCAGAATTTGGATTACCTTTTACTGTTAATTCAGATATTTTATTATTGTAAGCAGAGTAAACACCTGCACCAAAATCTTCATTATTTAAAAAATTAATTCCTTTTAAACTAATATCTAAATTATTAATTTGTTCAGCACCATTTATTTGACCTGCAAATTGATTTATGTCTGATAATAAAAAATCTCTATCAGCAGCTTTTAATTTTTGATTTAATACATTTTCTGGTAAATTAAATTCTTCAGCAAAATTTTTAATTTCTTGTTTAGTAATTGTTTTATATTTTACTTTCATTATTGGATTATCAGAAGTTGCGTATTTTCCAATATTAGAAGTAATTTTATTATTTATATTTACTAAGCTATCATTTTGTAATGCTGTAAAACTATTTTTTTTTAACTCATAAATACTTTCTGCATTTTGTAAATCTATTCCTCTTTCAATTAAATCTTTAATTCTTCTATTTTTTATAGTAGATATTTTTTGTTTTACTAAAGGTGTAAATGTATTTTTCCAATTATTAACAGCATCTTCTTCAACAATATTTTCTTTTTGTGATTGTATAATTTTATCTGATTCAGATTGTAATTCTAAAATTACTTTAGATGCTACTAATTTTTCTTCACTATTTTTTTTTTTAATAGAATAATTGGTAATAGCGTCAGCAGCAGGTAAAAGTTTAGCAGCTACAGTAGAGGTTGGTGATACTTGTATACCAGTTGTTACACTTGCAACTTCTGTAGTAGGTCTTGCAGTTGATTGAAATGTAGGTATTTTAGGCATAATTATCCAGACGCTTTTAATAAACTTGTTCCTGCTTGAGCATAATATCCAAGCTCTGTTGCTTTAGCTTGTTGTTTAGCAAGTTCACCAGACATAAGAGCAAAGTTTGCTTCTTCTAATTTTTTAAATTGAGCAACTTTAGAATTATAATCTATAATATTTTTTTGTAATTCTGCTTGTTCAATATTTGATCTTAAAATTCTTAAACCAGAACCAGATAACTCTGCACCAGAAAATAATACATTTGTTTTTGTTTGACCTTGAAGTTGTGAAAATTGTTGATCAAATCTAGCAAGATCAAATTCTTTTTGTTGTTGTATTCTTTCAGCTTCTTGTACTTTAACTCTAAAATTTCTATCAGCTATTGCTTTATTGTATGATCCTACTGCACTTGCTTGTCTACCAGCTAATACTGCTGTTCCAGCTGCTACATAAGGCATATAAGGTGTTGCTGCTGTTGCTGCTGTACTAACAAAATCTGCTAGTGCTAGTGGTCCTTCATACTCATAAGAATCTTCTTCTATAATATTGTTATCTATATCATAAACAATTTTATTATAAATTTTCATTAAAATAACCTCGCATACATATATTGGTCTGAGCCATCAAATCCCCACTTTCTCATCAGACCTTCTTTTTCTAAACCTAACCACTCTGCAAATTTTTGACCTTCAATAAAATCTTTTCTAACTGCTGTTTGAACTCTTTTTAAATTATGTTTTTTTGCAATTTTAGCAAAATCTTTTTTAATTATTTTTGCTACACTTAAAGAATAATTAGACATTTCTTTTGTAGCAATAAACCAACACTCAGCAACACTACCCCAAAATATTTTATATCCTGCTGAAAAAATAGGTTTATCATTTACTATTCCTGTAAAAGATAAATTATCTTGTTCTAAATTTTTAGCATTACCTTGAATTTTTATATATTCTGCATCTGCTTGTAAAATTTTATGATTCATTTGTTGAGATAAAATAAATTTTCCATGTTCAGCTGTGTAAGGTACTATATATAACATATTATCCATCATTTGTTACTAACCTTGGGTATAACGATAAAATTGTAAAAGGTAAAGGTTGAGTTTGTCTAGCAAAAATAAAGCCATCTGTCTCGTAGTTTCCTCTAAATTCTACTTCTTTATCTCCTGTAAATGGAGGTATACCTATATCCATTAAGTTTGCAGAAGTTCTAAAAGGTATTCTTTCCATATCATTTAGATTTGGTCCAACCTCTATACCAACAGTTTCAAACATTCTAACTGTAATATCATATATTCTTTTAGTTTTACCTTGAGATGTACCATTTTGTGATCCAGCATCTAATCTCATAGTTTGTAGTAAAGATGTAAATGCCAAACCTACCTTAACATTTTTTGATGAACGATCTAAAGTTATAGATCCAGAACTAACAGTTTTATTTGGATGTGTTGCACCATCTGCTAATATTGAAACAACTTGACCTTCAAGATGATCTAATCCAGAAATAGTTGTAACAGCAGCACCGCTATAACTTAATGCACTATCTAAAAAATTAAATGATGTGTTATCTGTTTGATCAAAATCAAGTTCATTTAAATATTCTACATATCTTCTTGTAACACCATTAATTGTTCTTTTAACAATTACATAAGTTTGATATTCTTTAT